AATATTCGCTGTCTGAAATAGAAGATATGATACCGTGGGAAAGAGAAATTTACACTACATTATTAATTAGATATATCGATGAACAAAATGATAAACTAAAACAAAAAGCAATAAAGGATTCATAAAATGGCTTTGCCAACCAATCAATTAACTTCTGTAGATAAAGAACTATTATCTGCCGCTAAATCTCAATCTTCTTTGTTGAACAGACAAAGTTCGGTGTTAAAGGGATTAACCGATTCAATAACGAAGCAACGAAAAGAATTAGAAGAATTGAGACGAGCCTCAACTAATCAAAAACAATTCTTAGGTGGCAACGGAGGAATGTCGTCATTAGCTAAAATGTTTGGAGCAAAAGGCGCAGCCACGGGGTTAAAAGGTTCTCCGCTTGGACCTAAAGATGAAACCAATACAGGGTTCTTTAAAAAAATAGTTACCCAAATTACAGGCCCATCTAGATACCAACAACAGCTAATTAATGAAATAATAATATTAAAAGAAGTTACGCAGCGTCAAGCTCAAGATATTGCTTTTATTAAAAGCCAATCTGAACCCGGCGCAAAATCTCAAGAAAGATCTTTGCTAGCATCGGCAATTGCAAAAGCAATGGGAGAAACAGAAAGACCATCTGACTCTTCGGAAGGATCCGGTGGTATTATTTCTACAGCAGCTAAGGGGATTGGCGGGGTATTAAAATCTCTAGTTGTAGGATTTGGTGCAGCATTGACAGGCGCTGCAATGTTAATTACTAAATTTGGAAAAAGTTTACCTGGTATATTTGTTGGCGCTTTGCGTCTAGCATTAACACCCGTTGGCATTGCTGCGATAATTGCTGCGTTAATAGGTGTAAAGGCATACAAAGAACTACAAGGAAAAACTGAAGGAGCCGGCGTTGATGCAGACGGTAAACCAATACAACCAACAGATGGGTATGTAAAAGACGAATCGTTTTTAAATAAATTAAAACGCTTCTTTAGCGGTGAAAATGCATCTGACGTGTGGGATAAAAAGAATAAAGATGGCAGCCTCAAAGCCCAAAGAAATCGTCGCCCGCAAGTATGGACCGGAGTTATGCAGGCAGACAAAAGGCCAGACGATCCTGAGGCAGCTGCAGCATGGGATAAACAATTCGGTGGGAAATATGATCCCACTACAGGGAATCGACTTCGACAGCTTGATGAACAGGTTGTTGCTAGAACTAGGGGGTCAATATATATACCAGGACAAGGTTGGCGACACGGCGGAGCAAAAGCCGAACCTGACCCAAAAGATAAAGATGCAATGACCACTTTAGATGACGCATTAGACACAACTACGGACTATTTTAAAGATTTCAACGAAACAATGAAGAAAGCTCTTGAAGGATTCGAAAAAATTGGTGAGAATATAGTTGATATAGCAAAAGACACATTAGATCCTACAAAAATTGAAGGCATGCTAAATAATTTATTAACTATTAGTTTTGGTACACCAACTACGGATACTATAAATTTAGCACCATACTTAGGTACAGCAATAGTACAAACACTTAAAGATATAACAGAAGAAGGAGCTAAGATAAAGGATTATGCTGTTGAAAAAGCGCAAGCCGCCACAAATATTGTAACTAATAACACTGTAGTAGGTGGGGGAAATAATCAAGGATCCAATTCTGTCCTTAGCCCGGGAAGTGCTAAAAGAGATAAAAGAGACTCTTGGGGAATATGGACTGACGGAATGGGTAAACGATAGTCAAAATAAAAGCCCCTTTCGGGGCTTTTTTTAATCTTCAGCTAATTTAGCAAAATATGATAGTGACTCATCGTCATCATCAAAGTCTACTTCCTTTGCTGGAGCTTTTTCTACTTTCTTTTCCATCACAGGTGGCGGAGAGTTTGTAGATTCAGATACGGGATAGTTATCAAGGAATGTATCTTCTGCACTCTTAGTAGCAGCAAGCCCTCCAGTCAAACCCATCACCATATTGAATTTTTTCTTTAGATCGTCATATGATTTAAAATGCTTTTCATCTAAAAATTCTAACAACGAATGTTGTCCATCCCAGATAGCTTCAATTTTACTATCATCTTCAGAAATTGCACTTGGCCCATCGAATTCTGATTTATCATAATTTCGATACCCTTCTACATTACGAATCTTAAGTTTAAAGTTTGCACCTTCCCAAAAATCAAAAGGATTAATAGGTTTCTCATCCTCAAACTGTGGTTCGGCGATGTCTTTAATTTTGTCAAAGATCTTCTTACCAAATTTGTAAAGATAAACCTTACCTTCGTTTTCAGGATGCGCCGGATCTTTAACTACAAGAATATTTGTAATATAGGATAGTCTACGTTTTTGCTTACGAGCAATTTCCTTATTTGCCTCTGTCCCAGAATTCCATAGTTCAGTGTTATGTTCTGAAATAGGATCGGCCTTACCCAAAGTGGTCAATGAATTCTCAATGTACCATTTGCCGGTTGGTCCTTGGAATCCATGATTCCAAATACGAACCCAGGGGAGGTCTTCACCTTTAGGCGGTGATAGGAAACGAATAACAGCGTAGCCATTGCCAGCTTTGTCTACCTCTGGTTGCCAGAAGCGCTCGTCTGCACCACGTGATTCGGTTTGGGGATTTGCGATTTTTTCGACTTCCTTCATTAGGGTATCGAAGCCACCTCGACTTTTGCGTAAGTCGGATAAAGATTTAAATGCCATTGTACTTCCTTTCGTATTTGCGGTGTATGTGTTGTATTAACGACGTTTAGTTTTTGCATCTATCACATAAGCATAATCTAATTCGTCATCGTCCTCGTAATCATTTTGCATTACTTTAGCCGATGCTATATTATATATAAGTTTTCTGTGCTTGTCAAGGACATTTTTATCCTTAATTTTTTTAATTTTTTTCTCTCTGTCGAAATCATTGTTTCGTTTCTTGCTTGCCATTTTAAAAATACTCTCCTAGTATTAGTAATTAGAATCCTCGTCCCCATCGTTGCCGGTTGAGGATACTACAATATAAGGCCACGATGCAACCCTTTTAGTTATTTCAGATTGATTGTATGCCATTTTCATTAGATACCTTTGAGTATCTTTTAATGATTCAATACAAGTAGTAAGTAGTTCTTTTGTTAAATGAAGTTCTATTTCCAAATCTTGTATCTTCTTAGAACTGAGATTAAGTTCCAACTCTTTCTCTGAATATTGCATGATATCGGTCTTTATCTATTCGTAAAAATGGTTTATATTTTTTGACCAATCTCGATACATCTGGCCAAAGAATGTCCGCTGAAAGCTTATCGTCAAATGTTTCGATATAAGGAAACACCTTATCTAGAATAACTAAAGTTTCAATAGATATTGATTTTCTCAGATATGCTTTCAATATATATGGATGTTGTGCTTTTGTAATCATAAAAGCATCTTCAATTTTATTGCCACCTACTTCTAATTCATGTATAATTGCGTCAAGTTCTTTGGTAAAATTATAGGTAAGACTTTCCATCTTACCTTTCCATTCTACGTATGTTTTACCTGCTTCAGAATCAAACATTCCTCCCCAGCGATCTCCGGATACAAAATTTGAAACTAAAAAATTTGCAACTTCTTCATCTGTGTAAGTTTTGGAAATTTTTCTAATAGAGAAAAGATCTTTTCTTTTAGCAAATGCCTGTCTACTAGCTTTAACTTTTCCATTTCTCTTAGTTATGTCATAATTATCTGTAGTGAAGTGTAACTTCAATGCTATGTACATTTTATATACTGCGAATTCATCCATAATCAAAGTGGTAATTTTCCTCTACGTTTTAAATAATTCTGTTCCTCTGCTTCATTTTGTACTTTATCTTTAAGCGACTGATTTATTAATTTTGATATGGATTCAATTTCAATATCTACTTCTTCGCAATATTGTATAATAGCATCCATATATCCAATTTTTTCTCTAATCACACGCTCTTCAATATGCAGGGAAAATTCATTAGGTGATCTAAATTTCTTGGTTATAATTAAACTATCTGTTAGAATGTATTCTATTTCGTTATCCATGTGTTTCCGGGAATAATACTTCGTCCATAAAATTTGTAAAAACTTGTTTGTCTACTCCAAAATTTACCATCATTGCTGGGGTATGAGGATTCAACTTTTGATTTTTGCAATATCGATTTTGCATAGATATAAAATCTGCATCTTTTACACTATTACCTATATTATAAAGGTAATAATCTAGGTTGTCAATAAAAGTATTTACTAGTTGATCATATTCTTCTTGAGTATGAATATTACCCGCAGCTAACATTTTTGGACTAAAAATCTTCTGTGCCCATTCCGGAAGTTCTCTTGGTTTACTCCATTGTACTGATGACATTCTATTCTGATACCAATCATATAGATTCGATTTTCCTATTTTGGAAAAGTCGTGGAATGCCCCTGTTATCTTATTTTGTCCGCAGACTACATCGAATCCAAAAATTGGATCCGGCGAATCATAATGCGGAAATATACACATATGCATAACCCACATTTTTTTAGTTGCGGTGGCATCTACTATCTCAATATGCGCTCGTCTAAATTTATCAGATGTCCAAATATAATTCTTCCATGAAAAATTATCGACATGAATTTCATATTCTGGTTTAAGTGTTTCAACAGAATATTGTTTAAATTTATCAATAACTAATTGTGATAATAAATTTATTTGCGGCCAAATTTCAATCATTAAAGTCCTTAAGCATAGCAATATTAAAGTCAAATGCTAAATTTGCTTCATTTGCTAATGAAATATCTAATTTACTTCTCATCTTAGCTGCAAGACCGGGGATATCGTTAAACTTAAACATATTGTTAGGACCAGGTAATAATTTAGCTAATGCCTGTCCTCCAAATAAATCACCCATATGGCGAACATAGATATGTGCAAGTAATTTATCTTTATCTAATTTAATGGACTCAATATATTGTAAATATGCTGCAGTAGAATTTTTCATTAGATATATTTGCATATTATTATTTGCTAATTCTGCAAAATCCAATTCTATCGCTTTTGCCCTCTTAATATCTTCTATTCCTTCGAAGATACCCAATCCATCTGCTAAATATTCTAACCGCAAATATATTAATCTAAGTTGATAAAGATAATCAGTATATTTTTTAACATCTACCTGTTTACTAAAAATAGATTTAATAAATGGTTGAGTTTCTGCTTCTTTGTGTTTTTCTAAAGTTAATTCTTTTAATGAAGACATTGGTTACGCCTTTCGTCCAGTTGCCGGATATCCAATGTATGGTCGGTGATCATATTTGTAATCCCTAAATTTACCTTTTTTATCTATATAGTGCAAGAATGCTTGTGTTTGTCTAGTACCAGCATAAGGAGTTCTCCAATGATTAAGTACATCTCCTTTGTAAACAATTAAGTCACCTGGTTCTAAATATATTGCTTTGTGTTCGCCGGTTAAAGTCTCAAACCAAATTTCCCATGGTTCTGGATCATTTGAAATGCAGATAGTAGTGGAGTATTCGCAACTTGGTCTATCCTTATGGATTGCCATTTCAGCGCCGGTGTAGTATATCCTAGCATACGTATATGTGGGATTAAGTAATTTGCCGGTAACCGTTTCTAATAGAGGTTTAAGCTGAAGAGATAAAGATTCAAAACAAAGTGCAGAATAATATGAATACGAATTTGTGATTTGTGTATCATTAAAAAGAAATTTATTCTCTTCGGTTTGTTGCGTATTATTTTGCATATACTGAAGAGTTTTTACTAGTTCAAATTCTGTATCTAGATGTACTAATAAATCTTTTGAAATTGCTCCCTGAACAACTTCATATAAATCTGTTTCAAATGCCATATATTTCCTTAATAAAATCATATCCGGTTGATTGGATGATAAGGACAACCGGAAAAACCTCAGCGAGTAGCTTACGCTACCATGCGATACGAGTTATCGTTTGCATTTACTATTTTGCTTGATTTACGGTCATCGCCTACCGAATTGTCTGTATCGTTACTTATTGCCCAATCGAAACCATGGCAGGCCCATTATAAAATATACTAGCGATTAGTTGATCTCTAATCTTTACCCAAGCTTCTCACCTGACTAATATACTTTATGGTGGACCTGGCGGGAATCGAACCCGCGTCTTGAACACCTTTCAGTCAACTTCTTCCCTTTCGGGGTTTACAATAATTCTTTTACTTCATCCCAAAGTAACCACACTGCTAAATTAATAGTACATATTAGCGTAGTTCCTAGAATGAATCCAACCAAAAAATCTCCTGTTTGGTCGCACATTTATTCTGTTTCACGTAACACACATCTAGCAATAATATCATTTCTGTTTTTTACTATAGCAGTTGCTGCTTCCCAACATTCTTCAAATCTAGGATATGATTTCCACTCTTGTTCTACATCTTGAGATAGTAGTACTACAAATAAAACATAAACAGACATATTAGTCTCCGCTATTTATTTAGATATTAAATTCTTTCCTATATATATCTCTCAAATCTTTAAACCCGTTGATCCACGTGTTTCGTTTTTCTTTAAAAACTAGAATACCGTGATCGTCGGTTGAAATTATAATTACTAATTGAGAAACCGGATTACCGGTCATCTCCTCATATGCTACCGCATAAGCAGAACATTGCATAAAGTAATCGTGAATATCGGCGCGTGTTTTATTCCGCTTAGATGTTTTAAAATCTATTACCGATAACTTTCCTTCATATTCACCTATGCAATCTACGGTCCCTGCAATTTGTAAATGATGAGAAAATAGAGATTTTTCCATAACATGGATATTGTCTATCTTATGTAGATAGGGTTTAATCTCTGTCCAATTTTGAGTATCGAACACACTAGGAGCAATATCTTGATTATACAGATATTGCTCACATAATGTATGTATTCGAGTACCTCGTTTACTGGCAGTGGTGCTAATCTTATTGGCTGCTTCATTACCTACACGAGCTCGCCATGCTTTAATTATATCTCGTTTTAATAATCCGGTAACTGTAGTAACAGACGGATACTTTTCCCCGGTAGGAGTTTCATATGTTCTAACTCCATCTTCTCGAGTTACTCGATTTAATTTAGGCAATTCCCCTATATCAACATGAGTAAAAATCATACAAATCTAGTTAAATTTGGCGGAGTCCAGTTTGCGGGTTTTAAAATTTTACCATCGTCTCTTCGCAAAACCATACCTGTGTTAGAATCAATTTTGGAGAGGTTGCTTCGTGCAACCTCTTCCCAGGCACCTTTAATGTCAAATTTCTTCATATGGCAATAACCAAGGATAACCCAGATCATATCCATGCACGCATCTAGTTGCTCTACATTGTCATTCTCTTTATACGCTACTAAGAATTCATTAAATTCTTCTTCAATTAATTTTGCGTATAAACTAACATTTTCATCCGTCGACTGTGTTTGTTGACAGGCTAGTAGAAACATTTTAACATCTAACTGCATTGACATGATCACCTCACTAAAAATATATTATAACATTCTAAGATACAAAAGTCTATACAAATTTACCCTAAAATCTTCTTTAGGGTTGCCGGACCTGCGATTCCATCTGCTGTAAGACCATTTGATGTTTGCCAGGCTTTTAATGCTTTTTCGGTTCCAGGTCCAAAAGTTCCATCCGCTGTAAGACCAAGTTTTTCTTGAACCTTTTTCACCACTTCGCCTTTACTACCAACCTTAATAGTTTCAAGAACAAGTTCTGTTACAGCTTTACCGACATCTGCTACGGAGCTTCCGCCGAATACATCTAATGCGTGTTCCCAATGTTTTTTGCGATCTTCTAACCCAATCGTGCCACCATTAATTCGCTTAGTCATTAATACTAAATCTTTTTTATCCGCAATTTCATTTAGACCATTCTTTTTCCAAAACCAAGCGGCAGACTCAATTGCCCCTGCCAATGTTTCTAAATAGGTAATAGTCTCATCAATAGATTTACCAATTGCGGTAGAAAAGGCTTTGTAGTTATCATGTCCCGTTAATTGAATTGCTCCGCGACCTCTGTACTTATATCCGTCACCTGATGCTTCAGGCCCATTGCCCATACGACCACCATAAATTTTATTTGCAATTTTCTCAGGTTGTTTTTCATACTTAGCAGCAGTTGCATCATCTGGAAAATATTTAGAAAATGTTGCTCGCAACCCCTTGGCGCCATAATTTAAATTTTCTTTAAGTACCGTAAATTCATTTGATTCATGTCCACATTGTGCGAGGAATCCTGCTACTCGTTCCTTTGTGGTAATATCATATTTAGGTAAAACATTTTCCAATGCTTTAAATAAGTCGTTTGGATTTTTATTGTTCGGTACACATTTTTTTAATTTGTCCGCCGTAAAGTCAAAGCTAAATGCCATTCAATTCTCCTTATACTTCAGTATATTGTTTATTAGTTGTAAACCAGATAGGCAATGTATATCTTGTTCCTACTACGGTGCTAACACCGTGTTTGTGTTTAAGTCCAGAAGGATACAATGCTAATTTTCCTTTCATTGGTTTTATGAATAGAGGCCCGTGTTCTGGAAAGAAAGTTTCCCCACCCATAAAATCATCATTTAAGTAAAGCACTCCTGAGTAATTTCTCCATCCGCAATAATTTGAATTGCCTTCTAAGTCACTATTATCCGCATGGACAACCATGCCTGAGCCGCTTTCCCATAATACCAATGTTGTATAATCGGGGTATAAGTATTCCTCTTGAAATAAACGCCTAGCTTCACTTGTAGCATTATATTTGAATGTACTTACTATTCGTTTAATATCATAATTTTGAATATTACTATAGTCAATTGCCTTACCATTGAAGAGAGATTGTCCGTTGGTACTCATTTTTGGAGTACTTGCAAACCATCTTACGATGTTATCGCATTCGTCTTCAGTTAAAAAATTCTCAATTTCATATATTTGATTCATACTCATACCTTCTCCTATTTTATATTGCTTCGTAAATACTTTCGTACTGAAGCCTTGCCAATATATATTCCTTTACTATCGCAGATCTTACGATGTCGTCAACTCCAAATTCAAAAGTCTTAAAGCTAGGCATCATATCCGCAATTCGCATAAACTTCTTCAATCCCGACATATCGGTTTTCTTATATAAATCGGTTTGTCTAAAATCTCCACAGAATATAATTTTTGATTTTTCTCCTACTCTAGTGATAATCGAATTAAGTTCCATATCAGTCATATTTTGGCATTCATCCACAATAATAACTGCGTTATCTAATGTAATACCTCGAACATAAGATGTGATTAAAAATTGTATTGCTTTCTGTTCTGTTAATCTTTGATATGCATCTGTACGATTAAATAAATCTGAACATATCTCTACGTAGGGCTCTGTATATACTTCAGTTTTTTCCTTCTCGTCTCCGGGTAAATGTCCAATGTCTCTGCTTGGCACGGCAGATCTTACTATTACTACTTTTTCATAACTGTTATTAGATTTATCTAAAACTTCTTCTATTGCATGATAAAGCGCAATATAGGTTTTACCTGTACCGGCGATACCGTGTAATAACATGATCTTAGATTTATCGTAGGCTTCAAAAAATCCTTTCTGATTATCAGTTAATGGTTCTATTACCTTAAGGTCATCTATTCGTATTTTAAGTTTAGTATTATTTGCAATAGTCAGTTGAGGCTTTTGAATAGATTGAGTTTGAATATTGCTTTTTGTTTTTGCCATGAATGCCCTCGTAAAATGGAACGAAAGGAGGACAGCTAGATTCTGTCCTCCCAAACGATTAAAACAAGAATTGCCATAATTTAATTTCTACTCAATTTGTCTTTAAGATTAGCTTTTCTACCATTAGCAGAGTTAATTTTTGATAGTACTTCTCGAAAACCATTATCCACAGTTCTTATACCTAGCCGCACAGGATCTCCCAAAGCAGCCATGCCTGCGTGATGTGTTTTGTAGTTTTTCGAATCGCATGATGGGCAAACCTGCGATTCCCTTTCGGATATCTTACACATGACAGTAAACATGGTGTCGCACTCAGAACATCTAAAATCGTAAAATGGCATTTATCAACTCCCTATACATTATATATTACCTATGAAACCTTAAAGAACAAACAATGTCTGGTTACGAGTTCCAGTAGCACTCTATGGTTGTGCTCGATTTGATTAAAAAATTTAGAAGCTTATTTGGCTGCGCAACATAACTGCTTTTTCACCATTTACTCTACTACCCGACGCACCCACTGGGGCATTGAATTTGGTGTCTACATAATTGACCATAAAACGAACATTGTCATTTAAGAACCAAGTAATACCGTATGTCATTGCTGTAGCTTGATTCGCTTTACCTGATACTACTGCAATTTTTTCAGCATCAAACTCGCTGGATCTAATACCCACTTGCCATGCTCCAGGACCACCACTGGTAAATGCGTTGTTTGGTTTGATCCAACCAAATGCGCCATCTTTGTAAGCATGGCTTTCTCCAGTTAAATTGTATACCAACTGAACATAGTTACCTTTCACTTCTTGATTGGATCCTGTAGCCGGGTCATATTTGTAATTAAACTGCTCGCCCTGTACTTTCAGGCCTTTCCAAGCAAACGCTGCCTCAATACCTTGGCGTGTTCTTGTAGTGTCGCCGCTTAGAGCTGGCCCTGTGAACCAGGCACTTTGTTGACGAGCTTCAGTACGCCCACTTGAAGGAGTTACTCCAGTTTTTACATCGCCGGTACTGTATGCTGCACCTAAATGAGCCACAAAGTCTTTGTTCTGAATTAACTCAGCAAAGTTTGTGGTCACACGTCCAATAATATCTACCCCATCTACAGAGGCAGTCTTGTTGGCACGACCACGGCTTGCAGCCAGTGCATAAGTTATACCTGCTCTAGGCACACCGTGTAACATGACGCCCGTTTCTTTAGCTGGAATAAACTCACCTTCAGTTTGTCCAATTAAACTACGCTCCATAAAGTCAATGTTATTAGAGCTAGTTAGTTGCTCTAAACTAAACGGCATTTTGAAGGTACCAAACTGAAACTGCATAGCAGGATTGGCTGCATAATTGACCCAGAATTCATCTATTGTGGATGTAGTAGAACTAGCGCCAACATCATTTCCAAAGTTTGCTAACAATTGGTATTTGAAGTCTTTAGCAATCTGTCCTCTAACTCCAAAGCGACCACGTCTAACTTCTAATGCATCTTGATATGAGTCTGTCGTTTGACCTGCACCGTAGACTGGACTATAACTTCTATAATCCATGTGAATTCTACCTGTGAATTGTGCAGTGGTATTTCCGTCCTTGGATTTGATTCCTAGTCCGTTTTCCATTACAGCACCATCACTGGCTTTACTTAGTCTGTAGTTGTTGTTGTCTCGCAGGTCTTTGTCCACGCGAGAAGAATTAAACTGTACATTTTCTGCTTTGTCCTCGTGCGCGGTAACTTTTCTATAATGTTCTTCCTTGGTTAATATTCCTTTTTGCAAAAGAATATCCAAAGTATCGGTGTAATCATCTGCCATTGCAGGTGACGCAAAGCATAGTGCTAAGAGTGATATAATAGTAATTTTTTTCATAATAATCCTTATTTCCAAATTGCCTGACCACTAGGATCTTTAAGTTCTTTTTTCCAATTGTCCTGTACTAGTTTAATCACTGAAGCTGGCATATGTACATACTCCAATTCTTCACTCATCTTGGAACCGTTTTTGTAGCTCCAGTCAAAGAATTTTAGTATTGCACGACCGGTTAGTAGATCGGCCTGTTGCTTGTGCATTATGATAAAGCTGGCACCTGTTGCAGGCCATGAATCTTTACCAATTTGATTTGTCAACAACAAATACATGCCCGGAGCATTGTCCCAATCTGCATAGGCAGCTGCTGCTTTAAATGCTTCATCGCTTGGCTGAACAAAGTTCCCATCACGGTTCTTCAATTGAGCGTGAGCAATTTTGTTCTTTTTAGCATAGGCGTATTCCACATAACCAAAGGCACCTTTGATTCTTTGTACTTGTGCTGCGACACCTTCGTTACCTTTGCCGCCAATGCCCACAGGCCACTTGACTGCTGTAGCAGCACCAACTACTTTACCAAACTCCACGTTAGTTTTGCTTAGATAATCACACCAGATAAATGTTGTACCTGATCCATCAGCACGATGTACTACAGTGATTGCTTGTGCGGGTAAAGTAATGCCAGGGTTTAAACTAGTAATTGCTTGATCATTCCATTTAGTAATTTTACCTAAATGGATATTGGCAACCACATCACTTGTAAGTTTCAATTGCCCTGGAGCAATACCGTCTAGGTTTACTATAGGAACTACACCGCCAATAATAGCTGGGAATTGCATTAGACCTTCTTTTTCTAGGTCTTCTGGTTTCAATGGCATATCACTTGCGCCAAAGTCCACTGTCTTGGCTTTGATCTGTTTGATACCACCACCTGAACCAATTGATTGATAGTTGAGTCCGATGCCTGTTGCTGCTTTATATGCTTCGGCCCATTTTGAATAGATAGGATAGGGAAATGTTGCTCCCGCTCCTGTTAAATCTGCTGCCGATACTAATGTAGAAGCCGCTAATACCAATACCGCTAATAATTTTTTCATTTAATCTCCTAATGTCAATATGACGCTAATATCTATAAGGCAACAAAACTGAAACAATTCTGAAACAAAACTGTAACAATTAGCCTAACGAATCCAAAATATTTTCCAAGGAGTCAGTAAATCCGTATTTAGGTGTCCAGCCTAACGCATTACCTATGGCATTAATACTAGGTACCCGATTCGATACATCTTGATATCCTGCACCATAAAAATCTCCACTTGATTTCACTTTAATATCTACTGTATCTACAATGCCTCGATTTTTTAATCTATCAATTAATAACACAGCAACATCTCGTACCGACAAATTATTCCACGGATTTCCAATATTAAATATTTTACCATTAGATGCAGGCTCATTTAAAAGGATTTCTTTTAAAGCATCGACACCATCTCGAACATCTGTGAAGCAACGTTTCTGATGACCACCGTCAACAAGGGTAACCATATTACGTTGAATCGCATCACCCATCAATTGAGTAATTAATCTAGATGATCCTTCCGACGTAGATTCCAGCGAGTCCAAATAAGGACCTACCCAATTAAAAGGGCGGAATAATGTGAATCTGAATGGGTCACGTTGATTCATTGCAAAAATTACACGATCAAGCAATTGTTTCGAACACGCATAAATCCAACGGGAATATTTAATTGGGCCATATACCAAATCAGTTTGTTCCTCATCGAACGGAGCTTCACCTTTTCCGTATACTTCAGACGTAGATGGGAAGATAACTCGCTTACCTAATTTGTGAGCAAGTTTAATTACTCTAAGATTTTCCTCAAAGTCTAACTCAAACACCTTTAAAGGTTGTTCCACATAAAGTTTAGGTGTTGCGATAGCTACTAACGGCATAATGATATCGGCCTCAAGTATTAGACTATCTACCAATTCTTTATCTTTAATAATATCGGTTTGGTGAAAAGTAAATCTACTATCTTTCGGTAGCATGTTTGTTCTGGCAGTATTAAAATCTACGCCATCAATTTTCCATTTATCAAATCTACTATCAGATAAAATAGAATTTGTTAGATGGTAACCAATGAATCCATCTGATCCTAATATTAAAAGTCGCATTTACAGCCTTTCCAATTTTAAATTATCAATATTTTTTATAATATCTTTCAATTGCTTACTTAGACAATCTTCTTCTTTATATTCTAGATTTCCGACAATATCTAAATTTTTCTTTTTAATCAATATGTTATTAGTCTTGCCCAAATTGATATAGATATCTTCATGGCCACACTCTACATGTATTCTAAGTAATCTTAGCATACTTCTTTTTACGGTGAAGGAACTAATATCATCTATAGTGTGAGTTCCTTCTTCTGAAGTATAATATTCATTATATGTACCTTTAATGAAATTGTCAATAGATATAATATGAGGTACCCATTCTGAAATATCATCTTTATCTATTTGCCAACTGTAATGTATCTTACGAATATCAGTAAATTCTTTTAAATTTTCTAATACGGAAGAATACCTATATTGACTCATTATAAATGTAGGTATACTTTTGCACAATTCTTTAGCATTAGTTTTTTCCAATGCGTCAGAAAACCCCTTTTCGATAAAAATCGCAGCAGGATTTAAATCAAGGCAATGCTGCAGATCAGTAAGATGATCCGCAGTTGCCGATGCAATTATTACAAATAAATTTTGATATTGTTCTTTGGGTAGACTGTCTCGGGTAAATGTAGAAAATGAAGTATTGCTTCCTACATTAATTGTTTCTATACCTAATCTTTGTAATGAAAATTTTATAAGAGTAGCCCACTTACCAGTACCATAAATTACTGCATGCAAATTATTTCTCCAAGGTGCCCACGTTCTACCAATTTACGCTTAATGTCATCATACACATTCCATGCAGTAATTATAATCAATTCATTTTTATTTAAATGGTCCGGCATGGTAATCATAATATTTGTACCTGGGAAATAGCAACCTTGTTTTAATTCATTGTCATCTACGACACCTACAAGATTGTCATTAACTAAATTTAGAGTATATAATGCTGTTACTGCTTTAGCTGCAGCCCCATACGCATAAAATTTACGATTGTTAATTAATGCCTGCATTTTTTCTTGTCTAGCATGAATGCTATCTACAACATTTTCCATTGCAGTATTACTTAATGGTTTGAATGTTGTAATAGATTTACCAATCTTTTTTCTAGCAATTATTCTAAAACTAACACCATGCGTATTAATTTTTTCTACCGACTCTACCACCAGACCAACCGAAGCTGCTAGTACTGAAAAGGAATGAGGAGTATAATAATCAATATGTTCATGATAAACATTATCTAAATATTTTCCAGTTGTTATACCTTCTTGGTCTCCGCATTCAACAACAAGAATTCCGTCATCTTTCAATGCATATGAAATACCTTTAATAACATCTTTCATATCTGGAATATGTGCCAAAACATTATTAGCACATATGATATCAAAATAACTATACCATTCGTTATTGTCTACAAGTTTAGTTCCAAAGTAATCTTGATAAACCGGAATTTTTTTCTCATCATGATCTTGTTTAAGAAACCCAGATGGTTCTACTCCGAAAACAATCCAATCCTTATTCTTAAATTGTTGTAGTAAGTATGCGTCGTTACTACCAATTTCTAGGACAGCTCCTGGGGCAGTATACATGCTATTAATAGTTGCCGCATATTCCTCAAAATGTTTTCTGAATGAGGATGACACGCCGGAACGATATCTATATTCGGCAAACACACTGTCGGGGTCTGGGGCACTTGCTAATTGCATATGCCCGCAACTAGTGCAGTAGTTTAAATCTAAAGGGAATTTTTCGTAGTTGGGCTCATAAAATAGCGCATTTGCTACAGGAGATTCTCCCAGTGTTAACCAGGATTGTAATTCGGTATCTCCGCAGCATCTACATTCATTATACGTTTTCATATTTTTCATGCAATGGGTGAATTTTCACAATATCTTCGTCGTAAGTATTAGCATCTCGTTTGTGCTCAGATACGACAACCATAATTGAATCATCGGTAAATACCATTTCATGATCAATCAAAGGACCAGTTTTAAATAAATCTCCTGGACCAAATTGTTCTTTGTGAATTTTTGTTTCGCCATGATTGCGCCAATAGTAATCAATTGTACCTGTTACTAAATAGCAAGTATGTGTATCTGTCTTATGATAATGATTGGCACGTAGAGCGCCTTTCTTTGACCAAATCATTTGTACGTTCGCGAAGTCATGTACTAAAGGAAGAATTTTACCTCGGGTGTCAGTGAAACCTTCTTCTAGTTGTAATTTATGTGTAGTCATAATTCCCTTTCAATTAAATGCATACCAATTTGGCACGGTTCGGTTTTTCCATGATGCTAAGTGTTGCTTGTCACCTACATAATAATTTTTATATGATATAATACTATTATTTACCACCTTATATTTATCAGGCATTGCGGGAGTAGGTTCTGTAAATTTAGGATGCTCTGCAATGCCTGATGGTACTAATCTTAACTCCTCTAACAATCCCTCTCGTTCTACCTTATGAACTTTTTCATATCTGTATGTATATTCTTTACATAACGAAGTTAATAATTTCCATAGCCATGTATAATTATCTCTAGATTGTCTTACCCAAACTGCGGAAGGATGATTAATATGAGTAGCAATATACAAAATGGAATCACGCTTGTCGGAAAGAATGTACCGTTTAGCTTTACGCCCAGACTGACTAAAACCGTCAGTTAGAATCCCATCAAGAACGCGATGAGCAGTAGAAAGTAGTTGGGCATATTCTAAAATCATTTTTACGCAATGTTTATCATTGTGCATTTCTGCACACTCTTTTACATCATTATCTAAGTAAAAAATATTCATACTGGCTCAATAGATTTCATAATTTTAATAATAATTTGTTTTGTTTTTGCCGAGTATAAGTTGGATCCTTTTGCCTCGGTTAGAGCATGTATTACATCAAAAGGATCGTACTTATCTAAATTGCTATTCTTTCTTCAAAATACCCAAATGTATTCATAGCAGAAATGGTAATGAACACTTCCTCTTCTGTGTAGAGTGGAATTTTATAACCATTTAGAAGTTTGGTATATTTGTCGGGAAATGTATAAATTCTTGCGGTCATACCTTAAGAGATTAATGTTCTCGAGGTATTTATTAATTTTCATTGGTCACAACTTCAACAGAAGATCTTTGTTTATAAAAATTAAAAAGTTTAACATAATGTGCAAAACGAATCGGTTCTTGCTCAGGATTCGGTAAATCGTTTCCATAATATTCGCACAACTCATTATATTTTAGTAGTATTTCCTCATCGGTCATTTAACCAGTCCTCCACATAATCAATTGTAACTTTAACATCTTTATGTAGTATTGCAGCTCCACCGTATTTTTTAAAATTATCAATGATGTCAGGAGTGTCATCTATAAGAATAGAACTGGCTTCTGCATAATTTCTTTTATATCTTTTTCCCGGTACAAATATTGCAGGAAAAGATATATCATGATATCTTAACCATTTCATTTTTTGTTGAACAATTACATTATGATCGGCGAATCCTCCAGTAGATCCTAGAATTGCAATTTGTACATTTTTTAGAGATTCTAAATAAATTAACAAATCCGTTGATCCTGGGAATAGATCTAGTGTCTCAAAATTATCATCGTCAACAAAGTAACGCCATTTTTCGGAAAATTTAACATCTCGATCTTCTCCGGGTTCTGCACCAAACAGTGCGCGATATCGTTTTTCAAAATCAGCTAAGACTCCGTCCATATCTACAAAAAGTTTTTTCATTTAATTTTGTTTGCCATATCTGCAATGTCTTTATCTTCACGCAGTTCAATAAACACTGGAAGAAACAATGATTCGGTATTACCGCTTCGTTCTTTGATACGGGCATTATATTTTACTGTTATTACTTTACCAATTACTTGTTTAGTGTATGCATCTCGTTGCTCATCCGAATATCCCGAACCTACGTTTACTCGGATAACACCATCTTCGGATTCGCAAACTAATGCACCTAACCGACCTTTATTTTTGCCGGTACCCTCTTCCCAATCAATTACTCGCAATTCGCATTCAAGTTCACCTTTGAATTTAATTTGTTCCTTTGATCGTTTATCTTCCCAAATACCCGTTTTGCTTTTAAGGATAGTACCTTCCTGTCCCTGTGCAAGAAAAGTTTCAAAAATTGTTTTAGCACTCGATAGTTCAGTTACTTCTTTTGTCCAGACCATATCAACATATTGTCCGAATTGAGAATTTGAATGTTTCATATCTGACATAGCATTTGATAATTTTGCCATACGAATATTATATGGTTCAATATCAATACCTAGCTTAAATGAGTCATATGAAATAGAGTCCCATAAAGTGGCTCGTACTTGCAATGCCTCTGTCTCTGACATTGTGCCCTTAATAGCCTTAGAAAGGATACCATTACCTGTTTGTCTGTTGACCGGCTTTCCCGCAAAGTCTGCAATTAGTAATTCGCCGTCAAACACCATATCCTGTTTATAATGCTCTGCCATTTTAATAAATGGAACCACAAAAGTTTTATTTGGGATAATAATTTCACGACCGTTTCTAGATCTAAACTCTACAGTTTGCCCTCGTACAATTGCGTTGAAGCGCATGCCGTTTC